GTCACGCGCGCAATTGCCCGCCAAATCGACGGATGGTGACCGCCCCGACTCGGGGGCGATTGGTGACCAATCGCCCGACGCGTGTTATCCGTCGCCGTGTTGCGGGGTCGCGAGTCGCGTCGTGTGGTCGACGTCGACGCGTACCGGGCTACGCTGCCGCGCGTGCGGGCAGCAGTGGAGAGCATGACCGATGCATATCGAAACCCGACGCGACTCGATCCGCGGGTGCGGATGGCGCAAGCCGGGCGGCTTGTATCTCGTGGCTGGCGGCGTGATGGCCGGTTGCGGCAAGCTGCCGATCCCGCTCGGCGTGTGCCCGACGTGCCACGCGGGCGTGAAGCCGTCGCGCGGGTGGACGTGGGTCGACGGCGACGCGCTTGTCGCCGGTCGGCCGTGCGCGTATGACGCGACGCGGGACTGCCGCCCGTCGTGCCCGATGCGCGGCGACGTCGGGCAGGTCGGGCTGTTGTGGGTCGGCGGGCAATTCTACAAAACGCCGGGCGACTGGCTGCGCGAAGCGGCGCGGCTTGGCGTGTCGCGACGCATTCCCGCGGTGCCGCGCGGCTTCGTGCTCGGCGAGACGTGGGTCTTTGTGGCGCATCGGCAATGCCTTCCGACCGCGGGCGTGCTGGTCGCGAGCGACGACGCGTACAAGCCGGGCATCTTTCACGCGTTCAAACCGAGCGCGGTTGAGTACGTCGTCACGGGGCGCGAGAGCAAGAAAAAGCTGGCGGCGCTCGTCGAGCGCGGGATCACGCCGGTCAAAGTCGAGCGCGTCGAAGAGCCGCGCGAGCTGCCGCTCGTCGACGACGGGCTCGACGTTCTGCGTAAGCTGCATGGCGAGACGCGGCATTGAGCGACGACTACCTGACGATGTCGCCGTGGACGTTCATGATCTGGCTCAGTGTGTTCCTGCTGATCGGTGCGGTGGTTGGGCACTTCGTCTGGCGCTAGCCGATGGCGCACCGACCGACGATGCGGGCGGCGTTGAAAGTGATCGCGCAGCGGGTCGCGGCGAGCGACGATCCCGTGCTGGCGAAGGCGTTGACGTTTGCGCAGCGGTGCGCGGCGCGCGCAGGCGGTCGCTTCGCCGACCCCAACCGCGCGCGCAGCCGAAAGGTCGAAGGCGCGTGCGAGCACGACGCGATCGGCGAGTCGCAGTGCTGCCACAAGTGCGGGGTCCGGTTGACGGGAGCGTGAGCGTATGGCGTACCTCTTCGTCATGTCGGCGTGTGTAGTGTGCCGACAGCCGTTTACGTATAACCCGCTGCGCGTGCCGTCGGTCGTGGTCAACGGCACGCGCGAGCCGATCTGTCGGGCGTGCGTCGAGCGCGCGAACGTAGTCCGTCGCGACCGCGGGTTGCCGACGTGGCCGATCTTCGACGACTCGTACGAGCCGGTCGACGAGCACGAGGTACCGTGGGCCGACGACGACTAGCGCTTGCAGGTCGGCATCGTCGGGTAGCGGCGGCAGACCGCGCCGCGAACCTGCGCGCGCTGCGACGGCGTGCCGTGCTGACTGACGCGCGCCAGGGCGTTGGCGGCGTGCGACCGGTCGTGGATGGGGTAGGCGCGGCGTGACGGAATGGCAAACGAGCCGCGCGGGAGCGACGAGCGACGAGCGCTTGTTAGCTTTGCCATGATGCAAACCTCGCGAGCGGGCGCACGCGAGAAAGGTAGCACGAGCGATGCCAGGAAATTGGAATAGCGGCGGACGACCGAAACCAACGGCGTTGAAGGTCATGCGCGGCGTCGGGCGCCGCGACCGGCTCAACCTGCGCGAGCCGAAGGTCGCGCCCGCGCCGCCCGACTTCGACGCGCCGCCGCGCGAGCTGCAGGGCGACGAGCTGGCGTGCGCGGAATGGACGCGCGTCGCGCCGCTGCTGCGACAAGTCGGCGTCTTGACGATCGCCGAACGGTCGTGCTTGATCGCGCTGTGCCAACAGTGGTCGGTGTATCAGACCGCGCACGCGGTCTATCGTCACAGCAAGTGCGAGCGCTCGCGGCGCATCGCGCTCGACGCCCTGGCGCGCGTGCTGCGCTTGTGGCTGGAATTGGGGTTGACGCCGAGCGCGCGGTCGAAGCTCACGGCATTAGTCGCGGGTGAGCCGGAGAAATCGGGCCGATGGGCAGGGGATCTGTAAGGCGTGGCGGCGACGTCAGCATGGCGTCGCGCAAGGTACGGCTGATCAATCAGCTCACGCACACGAAAGGTCCATTCGCCGGGCAGACCTTCAAGCTGCGCGACTGGCAAGAGCGCGACATCATTCGCCCGCTCTTTACGACGGGCGCCGACGGCCGACGCGTGTATCGGACGTGTCTGCTGATGATGCCGCGCAAAAACGGCAAGAGCGAAATCGCGGCGGCGCTCGCGATCGACGGGTTGTTGTTCGATCACGAGATGGGCGGCGAAATCTACAGCGCTGCCGCCGACAAGGATCAAGCGTCGCTCGTGTTCAACGTCGCCGCGCAGATGATTCGGAACGATCACGAGCTGCTCGCGCAATGCGAAATCCTTGACAGTCAACGGCGCATCGTGCACCGCAAGTCGGGGTCGATCTACCGCGCGATTTCGGCCGAAGCGTACAGCAAGCACGGGTTTAACGCGTCGCGGGTGATCTACGACGAGCTGCATTGTGCGACGTCGCGCGATCTATGGGACGTGCTGACGACGTCGACCGGCGCGCGCGATCAACCCCTGATGATCGCGATTTCGACCGCGGGCTATGACCGGTCGTCGATCCTGTGGGAATTGTACGCGCACGCGAAAAAGTGCCTTGAAGATCCGACGCTCGATCCGTCGTTCTTGCCGATCATCTACGAAGCGCCCGCCGACGCCGATTGGACCGACGAGCGCGTGTGGCGCGCAGCAAATCCGGCGCTCGGCGACTTCCGGTCGCTCGACGAGCTGCGCATCATGGCGAAGCGCGCGCAGGAAATCCCGGCGCAAGAGAACACGTTCCGACGGTTGTATCTGAATCAGTGGACCGAGCAAGCGTCCCGATGGTTGTCGCTCGCCCAGTGGGACGCGTGCCGCGTGCCCGCGCCGGTACTCGAGCGGCGCCGCTGTTACGTCGGGCTCGACCTGTCGTCGACGATCGACGTGACCGCCGCGGTTGCCGTCTTCCCGCTCGGCGACGGGCGCTTTTTCGCGCTGCCGCATTTTTGGATCCCCGGCGATCGGATTCGTGAGCGCGTGCAGCGCGACCACGTGCCCTACGACCGATGGCACGCCGACGGCGTGCTCGACACGACGCCCGGTAACGTCGTCGACTACGAAGCCGTGCGAAAAGTGCTCAACGTGTGGCGCGAACGCTTCGACGTGCGCGAGCTCGCGTACGACCCGTGGAATGCGCAAGATTTGGTCAACCGGTTGAGCGAGCAAGACGGCTTCGTGTGCACGAAGATCCCGCAAGGGATCAAGTCGCTGGCGTCGCCGACGAAAGCGCTCGAAGTCGCGATCCTGAATCACACGCTGCAGCACGCGGGCGACCCGATCTTGCGGTGGATGATCGCCAACGTCAGCGTCGAGCAAGACGCCGACGGCAATTTAAAGCCGAGCAAGAAAGCGTCGATCGAACGGATCGACGGCGTGGTCGCCCTGGTCATGGCGATCGCGCGCATGGAAGCGACCGAAGCGAGCAAGCCGAAGGCGTATCAGCTCTTGATTTACGGGGGCACGCATGATCGACCGCCGCAGCGCGACCCGTGGACGACCGGCGCTCGACCGTGAGCGGCGCCCGTCGGTGCGTGTGCATATCCGCGTCGCGCCCGACGTGCGCGAGTCGATGCGCGTCGCCGCGAAAGCCGCGGGCGTGACCGTGTCGCGCTTGCTGCGCGACGGATTTGTGTACGCACAAAAATCGCCCGCGATTGAATAGTCGCTCTTCGGTGCTATCCTGCCGGGCGTGCAGCACGCGTACGCGCTACTCGCGATCAAACAACACGAGCCCGAGCGCCGCACGTTTAGCGGCATTGCGTCGACGCCGACGCCCGACCGAAGCGGCGACATCTTCGACGCGCTCGGCGCCGTTTTTCATAACCCGCTGCCGCTGCTCTTGCACCACGACAAGTCGCGCCCCGTCGGGCGCGTGACGCTGCATCAGCCGACGAAAGACGGGATCGGCTTTAGCGCCGAAATCCCGTCGATCGCCGAGCCGGGCGCGCTCAAAGATCGCGTCGACGAAGCATGGCAGTCGATCAAAGCCGGGCTGTTGACCGGCGTGTCGATCGGGTACCGCATTCTCGACGGCGGTATCGAGCGCCGCAAAGGTAGCGACGGCTTGCTGATCAAGTCGTCGGAGATTTGCGAGCTGTCGCTCGTGACCGTTCCGGCCAACGTCGAAGCGACGATCCA